GGTTTGGAGCGCGATCGCGTTCTCTGGTCTCACTTACTTACCTCCTGCTCTAGTAACTCGAGACGTATACGAGACTGAGCTTGCCCGCCGAGCATGAGACGAGCAATCAGTCGCAGCAATTCGTTGAAAGTGATATCGAGTTCCTTCGCGGCGTTCGCGAAGAATCGTGGCGACACATCGCGTGAGCCGAGCTTGCGGCCCTGGAGAAACGCCCGAGCTTTGCGCACTTCACGAGAAGACGCTGGCATTGGGACACGTCGTGGTTGCGATGATGTCTTCTGCGCGCACTCTCGTGATGCCGCACTGAACACAACGATCGGTAAGCTCGCTGAATCGATGTGCGCGCTGGTTTGTCATGCGCATGCGAACTGGCCGATGGCACAGCACAAGGTCGCCCTTGCACATCGTCTTCCCGTTTACCAAGCGCACGCTCCAACCCCGATCGCGCGCTCCCTTCAGATTCTCGGCGTCCAATTCTTCGCCGAGCCGTAGACGTATCCAACACTGCTCGTAACCGCGCTCCGGAGCTGGCGCGTCTAGCGTGCCGAGTTCTGAGGCGTCGCGGAGTTTGCTATCGAGTGCGAGGACGGGCGTCGCTGCTGTAGCGGCAAACAACCCCAAAAACCCGCGCCTGGTCGCCATGTTTCCTCCGATAACAGACGTAGTATGCCCGGTACGGAGAGCACCCTCAAGTGAGGGCGATAGCGATAACTACGGCGATGACAAACAGGATGAAGTAGTCACTCCCCGTCAGCGGCCCAGGCATGCGCCTCTGTCTCACGTGCTCTTCGCCTTTGGCTTAGCCTTCGCGATCTGCGCCTGCTTGCGCTTTTCCTGAAGGCGTATGTTGCCCATCTCGCGCTCGAAGCCGAGCTTCTGGACGAACCCTAGCCCTTCAAGGCGCAAGCGCTGCGCTGACTCTCTGCCCGTGCTATCGAGCCGCTGCGACGACTCCCGCGCCGCCGAGTGCAGCTCGAGCGCGCCCTTCGATGCCGTGCGGCGTGCCTCGAGCATGGCCTTCAGATCCTTGCGCTCTTCCTCGCGCGCGGACGCCATGTCTTTGCGCTCTTGCTCCCTGGTCGCCGCCATGTCCTTGCGCTGCTCTTCGCTCATCGCGGCCTGCGTCTCGGCGTCGGCCTCCGGATCTGGCACCGGCAGAAGCGCCTGCGCCGTGGCGCGAGCGAGCGCCGCTTCAAGCTCGGGCGGCATCGGCTCTTCTGGCTTGCCGGATACGTCCATGATGGGCAGCGGCAGGCCGAGCGCTTGCATGACCTGCTGCTGGTAGAGATACGCCTTGTGCTCCTGGATGTGCGCCATGCCCTGCGGCAACAGGATTTGCAGAACCTCTGGCGCGAGCGTCGCTTGCTGGATCGCGAGCCAATTCTCATGCACCGCGAGATGCGCCTCGTGCTCCTGATGCGGCCACGCCTTGACGTGCTGGCCCGTCATCATACGCATGTTCTCCGACACAGGATCGAGGTACGGCTCGACCTGCTCTTCCGGCAACAGCGAATCTATCTGCGGCACCTTCAGCGCCTCGAACATGCGCCGATACGCCTCGTGCCGCTGCTCCTTACCGAACGTCTCAGGGTCCGACGTGACGATCTGCAACGTCGCCTGCGACAGCGCGATCCGTTGCGTCGATGACCATATGTTCGGATCGGAGACAGGCAACACATCCACACGCTCATCGAAGTCGGCGCGAAACACGATGCGGTCCTCGCCCTCGACCGCGTACGGATATTGCTCGTACGGCGAGAAGTCGGAGACGAGTTCGCAGAACAGCGAGAACTCGTGACGCGCCGACGCATGCGTGCGCTTGTGGATGCCGCTGATGAGCTTGGAGCCTTGCTCGATCATCGCGAGCATCGTGCCCACCGGACCATTCGTAGGCGCGTCGCCTACCATGGCCTCGGTCGTCACCGAGAACCTGTCCATGCCGGTCGTCAGGATCTCGAGCATGTTGAACAAAGGCTCGAGCCCCGTCGGCACGGGCGGCGTGTAGAAGCCCTTCTCCAGTTCCTCCGGGCTCGCGTCCACGTCCTTCCACATGCCGGGCTCGAGCACAACGTCGCCGCCGATCTTGAGATCCTTGCTCTTGAATCCGCCCGAGAGCGCGTTGCGCGCGGCCGCATCGAGCAACGCTTTGACCGCTCCCGTCGCTGCTTCGCCCAACGAGCCGATGATGTGCAGCAAGCCGAATCCGTAAAAGCCGAGCCCAGGCAAATATCGATAGTGCGTGAACCAGACGCGCTTCTCGCACTCCGGATCTTCCTCGCGCCAGTTGCGCTCGATGCGCAACACTTCCTGCGTGCTGCGCTCGACGAACACGATATACGGCAGCGCGAAGTCGGCATATTCGGCGTCCAACTGGTTCGGCAGCTCGTAGTCCAGGTGGTACTCCAAGATCTCGTATACGTCGTCCTTCTCGTGCATCGACGGCGTTCGATCGTCCGCTGCGTCGTCTGGCCGATCCTCTTCCTGCAACCCGAGCCGCACCGTGATGTTGCCCTTCGGCAAATCGATATCCCGGAAGAAGCCGCGCGCGATCGAGCGCCGCACGTCATTGCCGTTCATGTAGTAGCGGTGGCAGTACCGCGACATCGATTCGAGATCCTGGCCGTTGTACGGAGCGATGAAGTCCCATCCGTTGACGTGCCGCTGCATCGGACGACCGTTGCGGGGATCTGGATACGACTTGCGGAACACGGAGCCGTACACGGGCAGCTTGAACAAGAGCTGGTCGGTGTCGGGGAAGTACCCTTTGTCGCCGTCCGTGTAGTACCAGTTCATGAAGTTCTCGACACGGTCGGCTTGTTGCTGACGCTCGCGCGTCGCTGCACCGATGACGATCGCCTTCACCGGGCCTGCCGGCGGGAAGAACTCCTCGATCGCGCGGGCCTGGAACTGCACGCACGCCGTCGCGATGCCGGGATGGATTACGTTCGCGGCGTCCGGGAACGGAAGATTCTCAGACGGCATCTTCTTGATGCCGAGCATGTGCAGCGCCGTAGACACACGCTCTTCCCAATCGGCGCGCGACTCTTTGTCGATCTCGAAGAACTCGATGAGGTCACGAGCGATGATCTTGCGATCGCCCGTGTACAGGTACTCGGCTAGGTTCTCGTGGAAGTCGCCCTCGCTCGAGATCTTTTCGTCCTTGAAAAGCCCGTCGTCGTCGAGCGTGATCTCCATCGTCTCGTCATCGAGACTGCGGATGCGCGCGTTGCCAACTCGAGCTGTTCCGCGGAGCTTGCGCTCCTGCGGCATCTCGGACATACCAGAGAAATATCCACGTGGGACGGCCATCAGGTGCGTCTCCTGAAGAAGTCCTTGAACCTTTGCCCGAACGTCCTGCGCTCCGGCAGCTTGGTGCTCGCCTCGGCTTCACGCACCTTCACCGGCATGTCACTGAACGGCCGCTTCATCTGCGCTCGACGACGCGCCGAGAGCTTAGCCCTGTACCGACGCCACGTTCGATAGCTGCGCGCGGGCTTGCTGCGCGCTCCTTGGTGCTGTCCCTTCTTGTTAGAAACGCGCTTGCTCATGGGGCTTACAGTCTATCCCTCAAGCATGGACGACATAATTAGCGACGGTCGCTACCCTCGCGGCGTCCTTTCACATACCCGAGCGTATAGCCGTGCTCATAGTCCGACTCCGGATCTGACAGCCGCTTGATCGGCTGGATCGGGCAGATGGGCGCGATCGGATCGATGCCAGATCCTCGTCCCTGCTTGTAGCCCGTCTTGTACCCGGCCGTGAAGCCATCGCAGAACTCGTCTGCAAAGGCCGCCGATGCGAACACCAACAACAGAATCGCGCACGCCAGTCTTGTCAGCTTACCCATAACCTCGTCTCCTCTTCGTCTCCGTGTAGAGCTTATCGAAATCGGCCTTCGGATCGTCAGGCAACTCCAGCACTTCGCGCTTCCTAACATACGCGAAGAACTGCGCGCACGTATCGACGATGTCCATGTGCTCGACCTTCGGCGCCTTCGCGCAAAGGTCCCTGACCTCGTAGAACCACTTCCGCGGCACGTAGTAGATGAGCCCCTGTTGCAGCACGATCGATGTCAGGTGCATGCGCGCGATCTTGTCACGCGCCTTGCGGCCGCCCTCGATCTTCACGCCGCGCACCGGCAAGCCGGCTCGTCGCCCTTCTTGCAGCAGCGAATACCCGCTCGCCTTCTTCTCGATCAAGATGAGGTCGGGCTCCCATTCCTTGTGCGAGTCCATCATCTCTTTGCGCAGATCCGGGTACGAGCAGCGGTCGTACCATCGCTCGAGCAGCATCGCGCACAAGCGCTCGTCTCGCTCGACGACCATCTGTTTCAAAGTGGCGTCCCACCATTCGGGAGCGTGCCAGAACAATCCCCACGTCGTGCGGGCGTGATACGAGTTCGTCTCCACGTCTTCCTCATCGAGCGCCGTGTCATAGCTCTGCACGGTCTCGATGAACTCAGGAAGCGGGCGCTGCTTGCGCTGTCCCTCGACCCATTTCCCATGACCGCGCGGGTACGACCACTCGCGCCACCAGTGCGCTTTCCAGATGACACCGCCACCGGCCATCGTGTCTTGCTGGTATTGCGCGTAGAACTGATCCTCGCGCATCGCCTTGCGCTGCTGCTTCAGGAACACTTCGCTGAGCCGTGTCGGCGACAGCAGCTCGCCTTCGTCCTTGCGCGGGTCCTCGAACAGCTTCTTGGATTTATCCGGCCCCTCGCCATTCGGATTGGCGTACGTGATGCACTTGCGCGCCCTCGAGAACTCGGCCGGCAACGTGAGCACTACGTACTCTTCGGGCGATTGCCCCAACAGATGCCCGAAGAGATCCGCATCGTGTGTGCGCTGCCCGACGTACATCCGCTTGTCCTTCGCGGGGTTGTTGCGCCGCGATCTCCACGCGTTGTCGTGCCAGTAGATCGTCGATTGCCGCGCGCGATCGCTCTCGATGTCGATTACGTTGTGCGGGTCATCGAGGATCAGGATGTTGCCGCCTTCTCCGGTCGCTCGAGCGCCTGGGGATGCGCACACTCGATGACCGCGCTTGTCGTTCATGTAGCGGTCTTGCTTGTTCACGTCGTACATCAACGAGAACGACGAACCCCAGCGCTCTCGATACCACGTGCTCGTGAATAGATGCCGTGTCTTGACGGCGTCGCGTTGCGCCAGATCTTTGTCGTAGGACGCCGTGAGAAATTGCATCTCAGGCTTGTCGATCCATGCCCATGCGGGAAAGAACACGCAGCACAGCAAACTCTTCGTGAACCGCGGCGGGCAATTAATGATGAGGTTCTGGATCTCGCCGACCCATAGGTAGTACAGGTGGTCGCAAATCGCATCGTGGCCCCACGACCACACCAACGGTTGCGGGTCCACGATCGGCCATGCCCGCATCGCGAACTCGCGCAGCTCCCTGCGCCCGATCTCGGCCGAGACCTCGGTGTACGCGAACTCGGCTTCCTTCGTGACTTTCTGCGGAAGCGACATCGCTCGACATTCTACGTTGGTTTCACTAGTAGTTTATTATTGTGCCGAAGTGGCGAAGCGCCTCATTGCGCTCTCTCCACAAATCCTGAACGCGCTTCTGTAGAGCCTCGATTTTGCAGTACGGGCAGAAGGCGAGCACTTCATCCGAATGCGGCTTCGTGCAAACCTCCTTTGACTCGGCAAACGCTACGCGCTCGTGGAGTTCCTTGCATTCGTTCGTGAGCTTTTCTGTTTGTGCAGCTAGAAACGCGATGGCTGCTTCGGCTCGTCTGAATAGCTTGCCAACCCGGATCATCGGCTTGTACGACAGCACGAGCTTGCTACTTCCAAATTGCCTCAGCAGTTTGCACAGGTCATCGTAGTCCGTCACTGCGCCAGCTCCTCGGCGACTAGCGCAGCATCCGCCATAGCCGTGCAGTCCTTATTTCCGTATCTGCGCAGGAACTCTACCTCGCGCTCCAACTCCCGCACGCGCTGCTGTAGCCCCTCTATCTCCGCAGCTTGGCGCTCTAGCTCGTTGGCGGCTGCTCGCTCCATTTGCGCATCTTCTGCGGCAGGAATGCCAGGCACGTTTTCCTCGCGCT